GCAGCTGGTCTAATTTCTCTTGTTGAATCTCGCAAAGATTGTATGGTTTTCTTGTCACCAACAAAGGCATCAGTTGTTAATAATGCTGGTAATGAGACTACAAGTATTCTTTCTTTCCGTTCTGGACTATCAAGTTCTTCATATGCTGTTCTTGATTCTGGCTATAAATATCAGTATGACAAATACAACGATGTTTACCGTTGGGTTCCTTTGAATGGTGATATTGCTGGTGTTTGTGCTCGCACAGACCTTGAGCGTGATCCTTGGTTCTCACCAGGTGGTTTAAATCGTGGCGTAATTAAGAATTTGATTAAACTTGCTTGGAATCCAACTAAGACTGATCGTGATAACCTATATGTTCAAGGTATTAATCCTGTCGTTACCTTCCAAGGTGAAGGCACAATTCTGTTTGGCGATAAAACTTTGTTGAGTCGTCCATCAGTATTTGATCGTATCAATGTTCGCCGTCTGTTTATTGTATTAGAGAAAACTATCGCTCGTGCTGCTCGTTCAACGATGTTTGAATTTAACGACCAGTTTACAAGAGCTCAATTTGTTAACTTAGTAGAACCTTATCTGCGTGATGTTCAAGGTCGCCGTGGTATTACCGACTATCGTGTTGTTTGCGATACAACTAATAATACTGGTGAAATTATTGATCGCAATGAGTTTGTTGGTGATATCTATATTAAGCCAGCTCGATCAGTTAACTTCATTCAGTTGAATTTTGTTGCGGTTCGTACCGGCGTTTCGTTTGATGAAATCGTTGGCCGATTCTAATACATAAAGGAACAGGAGAAAACAAATGGCATTTAATATTAATCAATTCCGTTCGCAGATGACAGGAGACGGCGCTCGCCCAAATTTATTTGAGGTGACGATGCCTTTTCCTGGATTTTCTAATCCAGCGAACGCACAGCAAAAGATGACCTTTATGTGTAGAGCTGCACAATTGCCTGGTTCAACCATAGGCGTTGTGCCAGTTCAATACTTTGGTCGTGAATTAAAATTTGCTGGTAATAGAACATTTACAGATTGGACAATTACAATTATTAATGATGAAGATTTTGTGGTCCGTAATGCATTTGAAAGATGGATGAACGGCATAAATAGTCATAGTCTGAATGTTCGCAATCCTTTAGCACAAACACCTGGAAGCTATACAGTTGATTCTCAAGTTGTCCAGTACGGTAAAAATGGAGATGCAATAAAAACCTATAACTTTTTAGGTGTGTTTCCAACTGACATAGCTCCAATTGATGTTGATTGGGGTTCAAATGATGCTATTGAAGAATTTACCGTAAGTTTGTCTTTCCAGTGGTGGGAAGCGGTTGAAGATGGTGTTGTGTAAAAAAAAGAAATTTGTTTCTTTTTTACTTTTTAAAATGATATAGAATGAGGTATATTCCGTGGCTGTAACATTATTTGGCTTTACTCTAGGTAAAAAAGATATTGTTCAGGTTGAAAAGCCTGAACAAGCTTCTTTCACGCTTCCAACAGAGGCACTTGATGATGGTGCAGTTACCATCACTCAAAATTCGCACTATGGAACCTATGTAGATTTAGAAGGTTCTGTTCGCAATGAACTAGAATTGATTACTCGTTATCGTGAAATGTCAAATCACCCTGAGTGTGATATGGCTATTGACGAAATTATTAATGAGGCAATTACACACGCTGATGATGGTAAAGTTATAGATATTAATTTAGATAATCTAAAACAACCAGAATCAATTAAGAAAAAAATTATAGAAGAATTTAATAACATTCAAAAAATGTTAAATTTTTCAAATCTTGCTGATGATTTATTTAAGCGTTGGTACATTGATGGTAGAATTTATTATCAAGTAATTGTTAATGATAAAAATCCTAAAGATGGTGTGCAAGAATTAAGATATATTGATCCTCGTAAGATTCGTAAAGTTCGTGAGATTCAAAAAGAAAGAGATCCAAAAACTGGTGCTCAAATTATTAAATCTATAGCCGAATATTATGTTTATAATGACCGTGGTACAACAACACAAACATACACATCAGGTGTAAACCAAGGTTTAAGAATTGCACCGGAGTCAATATTAAATGTTAACTCTGGTTTAATGGATGCAAAGAACACCTTTGTTATCTCTTATCTACACAAAGCAATTAAGCCACTCAATCAGTTAAGAATGATTGAAGATGCGGTTGTTATTTACCGTTTATCAAGAGCACCAGAACGCCGCATATTTTATATTGATGTAGGTAACTTACCAAAAGGTAAAGCTGAACAATATATGCGCTCTATTATGACTCAGTATCGTAACAAGTTGGTTTATGATGCTAACACTGGTGAGATTCGTGATGAGCGTAAACATCTTTCAATGCTAGAAGATTTTTGGTTGCCTCGTCGTGAAGGTGGTAAAGGCACTGAGATTACTACATTACCAGCTGGACAAAACTTAGGCCAGATGGAAGATGTTTTATATTTCCACAAGAAACTATTGAATGCATTAAATGTGCCAATCTCTCGTCTTGATCCTCAAGGTGGTGGCATTATGGGCATTGGTAGAGTTACAGAAGTCACTCGGGATGAAGTTAAGTTTAGTAAATTTATTGCTAGACTCCGTAATAAATTTTCTCGCCTTTTTGATGATGCTCTTCGTATCCAATTATCATTAAAGGGTATTTGTACTGTTGAAGAATGGGAAGAATTTAAAGAATCCATTTCTTATGACTTTAAGAAAGACAATAACTTTACCGAAATGCGTGATGCAGAAATTATGCGTGAGCGTATTTCAACAGCTACTCAAATTGATCCGTATGTAGGCCGTTATTATTCGTCGGCATGGGTTAAAAAGAATATTCTTCACATGACTGAAGAAGAAATTGAAGAAATGCAAAAAGAGATTGAAGAAGAAGGTGAACTTGCTGGTCCTGTTTCAGGACAACCAGGGCAAGAACAAGGTGATGCTGCACCAGTAACAATAGATAATACTGTTGAAAATAATGGAACAGAATCACTAACACCGCAGCTTGATGATGCGGTAAATAAATATGCTTTCAATAAGACTAAATAAGGTATAATGGAGAAAACTATGATAACATCAACTTTTATTGATCAATTAGCTGCAGGACAGGCAGCTGATGCCAAAGAAACATTATCAAACTTGTTATCTGCTCGTGCATTTGAAGCGCTTGATACTCGTAAACAAGAATTGGCATCAACACTATTTGGTGGCCAAGTTGCCTCTACACAAGAACAAGAAGAACAAACAGAAGCAGAATGAAATCGTTACTAGACTTTAAAACCATTCTAACGGAAGAAGAAAAATCAGACTACACCAAGTTTGATGCTCTTGTTCGTGCTGGTCTTGCCAATAAGGCACAGATTCAACGCCTGCATAGAATATTGGATAGAATGGGTGAAGAACGCCCACAGTTCAATAATGCAGATAAAATGATTATTCAGAACTTGTTTACTAAGATGGTAGATTTAATTACCAATAATAAACAGATTTATACTCAAGCACGCCGAGCAGTTAGAGAAGAATTAGAAGAAAGTATTGTTGATACCTCCGATTACAAGCTAGGTTCTGCCGGACAAAAAGTTAGAGCGCATAGAATTAAAGTTGGTGATACACCACCACAAGTTGATGTTAAAGCACCAGAAGTTGGTGATGATGCAGAACAAGATCAAGATAGAACAAAAAAAGTTTATAAAGAAAATATTGATTCACAAGCTTTGCCATTTGTTTTAGTTCTTCGCCGTAAAGCTATTCGTATGTATCCAGAAGGCACAAGAGTTGCTTTATACTACAACGAAAGATTAAACCGTTATTTTTCCGTACCATATAGTTCAGAATCATTAGTTAGAGCACCAATTCAAGCTGAAGAATTAACAACAAAAATAGAGCATAATGATGGCACTATTAGTGAAGTTAATGCTGAAACTATAACTATGTTGATGGATGTATATGAAGGATTAAATGAACAGAATAAAACTAAGTTTATTGCTATGGTTGAAAGTTCATCAAAAGAATTAGATAAAGCTATTGAATTTGCCTCAAAGATAGAAAAATGAATCTTGTTGAATTAATTGTTGCGAACAGGTTAACTGAAGCTAAACAG